TTGTTGTTGTCATTATTAAATAAGTAGATGTGTTATGGAGAGGATGATCGGTCAGGTCTCCACGTTACTCTACGCTACTGCAGCTGATCCGCAATCGGTATCGTCTGCTGTGTGACCAGTAACTTTGTTACATTGAGTAACCTGGTCTGATTTAGAAGCTGTATCGTTATAAGGTATGAACCAACGATCTCCTAAAGTATTTATTTTGTACTCGACCTGAAAGTCATTAGCTCTCTGGTCGGGGTTGTAAGCCATTCCCATAATTTTATCCTATAGAAGGTGCAGTTAATGCTACTTCTGTTCTATTGGAAGCAGCTAAATCAAGAGGGAAGTTGTGAGCATTACGCTCGTGCATAACTTCAAAGCCAAGGTTGGCTCTGTTTAGTACGTCAGCCCAGGTAGGTACTACCCTGCCTGAAGTGTCGAGGATGGACTGGTTAAAGTTAAAGCCGTTGAGATTAAAAGCCATAGTGGCGACTCCCATAGAGGTGAGCCATATGCCAGTGACGGGCCAAACAGCCAGGAAGAAATGTAAAGCACGGCTATTATTAAAGCTAGCATATTGGAATATGAGTCTCCCAAAGTAGCCATGAGCCGCGACAATATTATATGTCTCTTCCTCTTGGCCAAACTTGTAGCCATAGTTCTGAGACTCGTTCTCTGTAGTTTCTTTTATAATTGAACTTGTAACCAATGAGCCATGCATAGCAGAGAACAATGCTCCACCAAATACTCCAGCTACTCCTAACATATGGAAAGGATGCATGAGTATATTATGCTCGGCTTGGAACACAAACATAAAGTTGAATGTTCCTGATATACCTAGTGGCATTCCATCAGAGAATGAACCCTGACCAAATGGATACACTAGGAAGACTGCGAAGGCTGCGGATACAGGTGCTGAATAAGCTACTGCAATCCACGGTCTCATTCCCAATCTATAACTAAGTTCCCATTGGCGTCCCATGTAAGCTGCGATGCCAATAAGGAAGTGGAAGACGATGAGTTGATATGGTCCTCCATTGTAGAGCCATTCATCCAGCGTTGCAGCTTCCCATATAGGATAGAAGTGTAACCCAATAGCGTTACTACTCGGTACAATCGCTCCAGATATAATGTTGTTTCCATATAATAATGAACCTGATACAGGCTCTCTGATACCGTCAATGTCGACGGGAGGTGCACCTATGAAGGCGATGATAAATGCAGTTGCTGCTGTAAGAAGACATGGTATCATGAGTATACCAAACCACCCCACGTAGAGGCGGTTGTTGGTACTTGTTACCCAGTCGCAGAAACTATTCCAATTAGATTGTCTAGTTAGTGTGGCTGTACTCATTAGTATTTGATTTTAAGTGATGTTTTTTTAGTAGTACTTTTAGTACCTTTCTTAGGGGGTCTACCTTTTTGTGACCCATAGGTTCCTTTACCTTGTGGCATTAGAATTTAAGATTAGATCTTTCTAGTTTATCGTAGATGTCCTGACGATAGGCAGGGTCAGATTCATATTTAGGGTCGCTCATAGCGCGAACAACTTCCGCCTGACTACGGAAGGTGTCACCCTTTTCAGCAGGTGCTTTACCTTGTAACATCTGTCCATCCACTCCTTTGGCGTCATTATATCTATAAGACAAAGCTTGTACTGCAAAGAATGCGGCTAAGGGATCTCCCTTTTCCATCACCTCATCGTACATTTCAACTTCTTTTTGCTGGAGATTATCTTTAGCCCACCCCATCATAGAAGTGTACTGTTCATCACCACCTGCTATAGCTTTAAGATCAGAAACATTCTCCTCTGTAAATTCAGGTTGTTGTGTAGGTTGATTTGCTGAACGGTATTCTAAATACATCTGAGCTAAGTCTTGCGACTTCATGCCTTGAAGTTTCTGTATAGTTTCATCAGTAAACTTATCGTTGGCTTCTTCCCATAATGTATCTAAGAAAGCTGTGTCAACTTTCTCTTCTACCTTTTCGTCTTTGGTCTCAGGAGTTTCCTTTTCTGTTTCCTCCTCAGAAGAGCCAAGCTTCTTTTGTAGTTCAATGTAACCTTTCTCAAGGTCCTCCGCGTCTTTAAATTTACCAGCAAGTAGAGTCTCTTGTTGTTCAGCTAGTTTCTCACCAACTTCCAGAGCCTCTTTCTCTTCTGAATTAAGCTCGCCTTCTGGCTGCTCATTCGCATCATACGTTAGTGTCTGTGCTTCTGCCATTGATAGTTTCTACGGTAAGGTTTCCTAATCCAACTGTTGTTATCACCTTAGTACCAGGTGCTTTGATAGTTGGTTTGCCAACCTTCATCTTAGGTGCATATTTATTAGGCTTCTCTTCAAAGAGTTCCTTGTCATCTGCACTAAGGGGTGGTTGGACTTTCTTGGTTGTTCGCTTAGCCTTCTGGGGGCGTGATGCCTTCACCTTGTCCACTTAGTTCCTCCGCTAGTTGTGGGTTTTTAGATGGATCATTGATTGGGGCGCCAGCCATTTGAGCTTGTTGCTTACCCTGCTCCATTGCCATCTGTTGTTGTTGTGCTTCTTGCTGTTCTTGTTTTATTTCATCCATAGAACGTACAAGATTTAATATATTTATACCTTGAGATACAGCTAATCGTTTGATAACTTCTTCAGGATTAATGAATTGTTGAGTAGCTTCTGGTCCCATGGTCTGAGAGATCATAGTTAAAAATTGACCTAAAGCTTCTCGATCTTGTCCACGTCCTAAAGCATTTACACCTGCCACAATGGTAGGCTTTACAATTTTCTCTGGTAACTTAGGTATCTGTCCAGTCTTTTGGAATACAGAAAGTTTTCTATTTAAGTATGGTACTAAGAACTCAACAGTAAGTAAGGAGAATAAACCTCCAAGCTGTTGCTCTAGTTCCATCTGTGTCATGCGTACTTCCTCGGCGGTAGTACGTTCACTCTGCCTTACTGATAATATAAGGAATGCTTCAGCTAGACGTTTCTCTAACTGTCCTACCATCTGATATGCTGTAGCGAAGTCAGCAGTTTTACCTACCTGTACTACACCTATATCATCCGGACGTCCTTGGACTATTGCACCATTACCTGCAGCCGCTAGGGTCTGTGGTTTGGTAGTTGAGGATGGCGATACTACAAAGACTACTTTAGCTGCTGCTGCAGAGCCTTCTACTAGTGCCTGAGACAACGCCTCAAGACTCTTTAGATCTCCTACAAACTCCTCTACTCGACCCCGCCCGTAGGCTTCACCATCTACAGTATTAAATCTGAGATGAATCCAAGGGTTAGTAGCCTCTGGAGATTTTCCCCTAGAGTTAGGTATGATTTTATCAAACACTTCTTGGTGCCAGATAAATCTATTACCATCTCTTTTGATGTGAGTATAGACATCACAGTCCTCTTCAC